ATTCTATTAACAATAAAACTTGCGATTTTTGCCTCGGTTTCTGTAGAACTGGCCAAGGCGTAAATATCCTAGCAAACACCAAGAAAAATATAAGAGCAGCTTTAATTTTTGACGAATATACAGCAGAAATGTCTAGAAGGCACAATTGTGCAAATTTTTTCTCTATACCATCTAAATACACTAACAGTTCTTCGCTTTCTAAAATTATTAAAAAATTAATAAATTCTTCCTTTGATGGCGGTAGACACATGACCCGCATTAACCAAGCTATTTAAATGGTTCTAATATCACATAGAGGCAATATCTCTGGTAAGTCTAAATATGAAAATTACCCAGAGTATGTCACAGAAGCTCTCCGTGAAGGGTACGATTGCGAAATAGATGTGTGGTATAAAAATGGCGAATGGAAACTAGGTCATGACAAGCCCCTACATTCAGTAAATTTATCTTTCCTAAAAAATAATAAACTTTGGTGTCACGCTAAGAATTTAAGATCCTTAAATGAAATGCTAGAAAACGATATACATTGTTTTTGGCATCAATCTGATGATTTTACTCTTACGTCTAGAAAAATAATAATGACCTACCCAAATAAAAAGCTCTGCACAAAATCAGTATGCATAGACCTGAACGCAGAGAAAAGATACGATAGTATATATGGAGTATGCTCGGATAATATTTCTAAATATAGATGAAAACGATTAACTATAACACTAATACTTTTAACTTTAGAGAATTTGTAGAAAATTTCCTAGAATTTAAAAATTTAGAAAATATTCACGAGCAGTACGCCTTTGATGAGGTTTTAGAGTTTGGAACTGATCAAAATAGATATCTACACAAAAAATTCTATAAAGGAATGGACTCTAGCTCTGGCTTTGTGTCCGTTTATAGGTCTTTTATAAAAAACGTGGTTAATACCCTTTTTGATGAGGAGATGATTTTCCAAAAATTTCCTACATTCAGAGTACATCAACCAGACAATATCGCGGTTTTTGCATTTCATAAGGATAAAGAGTACAACCATAATGAAAACGAGATAAATTTTTACCTCCCAATAACTAAAGCTTTTAGCACAAATACCTTCTGGTACGAATCAGAAGAAGATAAAAAAGATTTCCAACCAATGGAGGCTGATTACGGCGACTTAGTTATGTGGAATGGAGCTAATTTAAGTCATGGAAACAAGCTAAATGATACTGGTCAAACTAGAATTAGTTTTGACTTTAGGCTTTTATCCAAAAAAATATACTTGAACTCAGAACATAAAAGTAGTAAAAGTAAAGGTAAATCATTTGTAATAGGTGATTACTATGATGAGTTCTAGATGACTTACTGTTTCGATATAGACGGCACGATTTGCGAAACTACGGATGGTGGGACTTACGAAAGTACAAAACCTTATCCGTCTGCAATATCAGCTATCAATAAGCTGTATGATGATGGTCATACTATATTTCTTTATACTGCAAGAGGTAGCGTTTCTGGTAAAGACTGGTCGGAATTAACTAAGAATCAAATAGATTCTTGGGGGTTAAAATATCATGAGCTAAAAATGGGTAAACCTTTCTATGATCTCATGGTAGATGATAGAGCTATAAACGCGAATTTATGGAGGAGTAATTTAAATAAAAAAACAGCACTGATTCACGGTTCGTTTGATTTCATAGATTCTGATTTATGCAAAAAATTAAATAGCCTAAGAGTTACCGAGGGGTATAATAATATCGTAGCAGCCATACAGTCAGACCCTAAATTAGATGACGAATCCCTAGAGAGTCCAAAAAATAGCCTTTCAGACAGGATAGAAGTTTTAAAATCTATTTCATATATAAATGAAATAATACCATATAGAGTAAAATCTGATATAAAAATGATTTCTGAGCAAATAAGAGCTCAATCCGTACATGATGTTAAGTAAAAAAGATAAAATTTTCGTAGCTGGTCACAATGGAATGGTTGGCTCTGCTATTCTAAAAAAGTTAAAACAAAACGGTTATAATAACTTATGTTTTATAGATAGAAAAAATTTAGACTTATGTAATCAACAGCAAACATTGGAATGGTTTAATAAAAATAATTTTGACGCTGTTATAGATTGCGCGGCGAAAGTAGGCGGTATACATGCCAACAACGAATACAGATCTCATTTTATATATCAAAACCTACAAATACAAAACAATATAATACACTCGTCCCATGTCACTGGTGTTCAAAAGTTATTGTTTTTAGGCAGCGTTTGTATTTACCCTAAATATACAGACCAACCAATTAAAGAAGAGTACTTATTAAGATCGCCACTGGAGCCAACCAACGAGCCATACGCTATAGCCAAAATAGCTGGCATAAAAATGTGCGAAAGCTATTACAAACAACACGGTAGGCAATATATGTCGGTTATGCCAGCAAACCTCTACGGCGAAAATGACAATTTCCATAATAAAAATTCGCACGTATTACCAGCTTTACTTAGAAGATTTCATGAAGCCAAAATAAACAAAGACAAGACTGTTGAGGTTTGGGGTACTGGTGAAGCAATGAGAGAATTTTTGCACGTATCAGATATGGCTGATGCTTGCATCTATATCTTAGAGAAATGCGATTTTAATGAAATATATAAAGAAAATATATCTCAAATAAATATTGGAACTGGAGAGGAAATAAGTATAAAAAATTTAGCTCTTTTAATATCAAAAGTAGTTGGCTATGAAGGAAAAATATCTTTCGATACTTCAAAACCAGACGGCACTTTAAGAAGAGTATTAGATAGCAGTAGACTAAACAAGCTCGGCTGGAATCATAAAATAAATTTGGAAGAAGGATTAGAATCAACCTATAAATGGTTTAAACTTAACGAGCAAAACATAAGGAGTTTTTAGTGAGTAAAAAAGTATTAGTTACTGGGATTACTGGTCAAGATGGCGCAAATATGTGCGAATACTTGGTGGATTTAAATAATAGCGGTGAGGATTATAAAATTTTTGGGATGGTTAGAAGATCTGCTAATCCCAACATGTCCAACTGCGAAAAATTTATAAATAATAATAATTTTCAAATTGTATATGGCGATTTAACTGATACTGTAAGTATTGATAACTTGGTAAGAGAAATACAACCAGATTATATCATTAACTTTGCCGCTAATTCATTTGTAGGTTGTAGCTGGGACTCGCCCCTTCATGTGTTGGATACTAATGGCGGTGGGGTTGTTAGGTTTTTAGAAGCTATAAGAAAGCACTCCCCTAAGTGTAGATTTTATTCTGCTGGCTCAAGTGAGGAGTTCGGAGATGTAGATTACTCACCGCAAGATATGAAGCACCCCCTTAAACCAAGAAGCCCATACGGAGCATCTAAATGCACAGCTAGGCATATGGTAAAGGTTTACAGAGAATCTTATGGGATTTATGCTGTACACGCCACCCTATTTAATCATGAAGGCACAAAAAGGGGCGAAGAGTTTGTAACCAGAAAAATAACCAAGAACGTTGCCAGACTTCATAAAGAGATCACAGCCTATCTAGAGTCTGGACACCAATCAACAATTACCCCAATGGAACTTGGCAATATTTACGCCAAAAGAGATTGGAGTGATTCTGAAGACTTTGTAGAAGGTGTTTGGCTCATGATGAATCAAGACGAGCCAGATGATTATTTGTTAGCCAGCGGAGAAACTCACACTATCAAAGAATTTGTAGAAAAAGCTTTCTCAGAAGCTGGTATAAGCGGGAACTGGACGGAAGACGACACAGACCCACTCAAAACTAAATTTTACCTAAATACAAGCGACTCCATTCCACTAGTTGTAATCAACCCCAAATTTTATAGACCAAATGAGGTTGAGTTATTACTTGGAGATCCCACCGAAACTAAGGAAAAATTAGGCTGGGAGCCAAAAAATTCGTTTGACTTTTTAGTTAGAAAAATGGTAAGATCGGACCTTAATGAAGTCGAAGAAAAATAATTTTATTTTAAATAATAAAAGAATACTCGACTCTGAAGGAAACCCTCCAAAAATTAACAATAAGTACCAGTATATAATCTGGTGTTTCATTCCTAATGCAAAAAACTTCTCTGGAGTTGATTGGGGTAGAGAAGTTAAAGTAGCAAGAAATCTTTTTAAAAAATATAAAGATTTAAACTTTTGGAAATCTTTTGAATTAGATTTTCCACTTAACTCGTTAAACTGGTTTGAAACTAGCCAAGGGAAGAAATGTTTAGAAGAAAAGAATTACTTTTTTAAACTAAACAGTGGTACAGTTAAGAAGAAAACCACCCAATACCAAAAAGAGAAAGTAGGAGAAGACGCTGAAATCGCTCCCAAAAAGATAACTAATTTTATTGACCTATTTAAAAAATGAGAAAGAAAACGCAAAAAACAGACTCAGGCATCTCGCCTTTAGATCAAATAGAAAATTACCTGAAAGAAAATCAGGGCGACCACTACAACTTCGAGCAAGAAAGAGACTATTCTATTTCTAGCGGAAGCTTGAGTTTAGATATCGAAATGGGTGGTGGAATAAAACCAGGTATCATAAGAGCATCTGGTGTAGCTGAAGGTGGGAAAACTTCTTGCGCTTTATCTTTTGCTAGAAATTTTCAAAAGATGGAAAACTCAATGGTGGTTTACATCAAAGCAGAGGGTAGGCTGTCAAATGACATGGTGGAGAGATCTGGCATAGACAGTGATCCTAAAAAATGGTATGTAGTAAAATCTAATGTTTACGAAACAGTAATCGACTTAATAAGACAATTAGTCAAAGATAACCCTACCGATACTAGGTATATGTTCATAATCGACTCTATGGATGCTTTGGTTCCAAGAGGAGATCTCCAAAAAGGTGCTGACGAAGCTATTAAAGTTGCTGGTGGCGCGTTGCTAAGTTCAGACTTTCTAAAAAGAATGGCTTTAGGTCTAGCTAGTCGAGGCCATATCTGCTTTATGATATCTCAAGTTAGAAGCAAGGTAAGTATTAACCCATATGAAAAAACAGACCCCAAATTAACTAATGCGTCTGGCGGTAACGCCCTTCTCCATTATAGTGATTGGATTATGGAATTTCAAGAGAGGTATAAAGGGGATATGATTTTTGATAAAGACGGAAAAACTCCACTAGGTCACTGGTGTAAAGTAATTTTCAAGAAAACCCCTAATGAAAAAACTGGCATCTCAGTTAATTATCCAATTTGCTACGGCAGAACTAACGGTAAGTCAATTTGGGCCGAATATGAAGTGGTTGACCAACTGTTAAAATTTGACATGATCAAAAAAGCGGGCGCTTGGGTCACGGTATCTGAAGATGTTATTGAAGACGTAAAGAAGGATACGGGCGAAGAATTCAAGCAACAACACCAAGGGATGGACAACCTTAGAAGATATTTCGAAGAAAACCCAAAGATAGGAAAATATCTATTTAATAAATTTATAGATGTTCTGAAAAAATCATGAACTTACTAGAAAACACGAAAACTTATCTAGTTGGCCATATGCAGTACGCTAATGGCGAAGACTGGAGAAAACGTGTAGAAGTAGAATTACAAAAATTAAAAATAACCACATTCAATCCTTATCGTAAGCCCTTCGTTAAAGATGTCGAAGAAGATGACAATGCTCGACAAAAAATGGCAGAAGATATGAGTAATGGTTTCTATGGTGATGTTGCTAAGAGAATGCATGTTATTAGAAACTATGACTTAAATCTAGTAGATAGATCGGATTTTATAATTGCCAACATATTACCCGAAGTCGCAAGTTGGGGGAGCGCAGAAGAGCTTGTAACAGCGGTGAGGATGAAAAAGCCTATTTTTATTTCTATGGAAGGAGGCAAAGCTAAAACACCTTTATGGATATTAGGTATGCTCCCACATCATTATATTTACGATAATATAGATCAAATTTTACAAATGATTAAAAAGATTGACTCTGGAAAAAAAGCTATTGATAGTGATCGCTGGAGACTGCTAAGGAAAGAGTTAAGATGAGGCTTTATAATATTTACGGCAGATCAGTCACTAAAAATGTTACAAAGCATTTAATAAAATGGGACGCAAAGTCTAGATCAAAGCTACAATTTGAAGTCAAACAATTTTTTAAGCAACACTGGTTTAATCAAATAGTTTATGAAGAGTTTCCCGTCTTTGGGACAAGGATGAAAGTCGATATTTTAAACGCCACGAAAAGAATAGCCATCGAAGTAAACGGCGAACAACACGATAAATTTAATAAATTTTTTCACAATAACTCTAGAGCAAAATACTTAGACTCTATTAAAAGGGATGTTAAAAAAGCCGAGTGGCTAGAAAAAAATGATTTTGTCTTGATTGAAATTTATAAAAAAGATATAACTCAACTTAGTAGAGAATTCTTTAATGAAAAATTCTCAATAACCATATGAAAAAAAAGCGCACATTAACTATACCACCCAGTGTTAGACATGAGATCTCCGAGTGGTGTTATGGCGGATTTTTACTTTTTTACTTCAACGAGGCAAGTAAACAACCAGAGGTGGTAGCGGATTTTGAAGACAGTTCAGCAGCATTTTCTCTACAATCTTTTATAGAAACTTGGCTTTACGCTGTAAAACTGGAAAAAATTAAATCTCTAGAACAAGAAGAAGAAGACGATCTCAGCAATGCTGGTAAAATTATTGCCTCAGAACTCGATGAATCTAACCCAATCGATGACCCAATAACTAATAATAATCAAGAATTATCTTCAATCATAGAAGATGGTCAAGGAAATACAGAAATACCAGACCAACTAGTTGAGAAAATTAACTTGCTTACAAAAAGTAGATTTATACTTTTTCATTTCGACTCAACCGAAATACCTTGTATAAAATTTAACTTTTCAAGCAATAAAGACGCCCTAGCCCTTCAAGAGTTCGTAAAGTGCTGGCACTCTGCTTTTTTTGAAAACTCAGTAGGGCTAATGTTAAACAATTATTTTGATGATGATGGTGACGAGGAAAGCGAGGATGAATTATAAATGTCTAAAAACATAGGAAATAGAGAAAATGAACTCAAGGATTTAGAGTTAGAGAAAGATGTAATTTATGGGCTTTTAAAACACCCTGATATTTTTCTTGAAAATCAATCTATCATAAAAGAGGATTGCTTCACACATCCAACTCATAAAATAATATTTAATATTTTTAAGAATAACTCCCTATCTGCTAACTCTGTAGATATAGTTACTCTTGCTAGATCGTGTAAAAAAGACGGATTTCAAGATAAAGACGGTATACCTATTTTCGAGTACCTAGAAAACTCTCAATATAGCTCTATAACGTCAAGTGGTACTATCGAATGTATAAAAGAGCTTCATATATTAGCTTATCTTAGACACGAATTTAGAAAAAGTAAAGAAATTGCAAAATTAGCTTTAGATTCTAAAAATACAAAAGACGTACTTTCCGTAGTTTCTGAAATTGATACTCTAAAATCAGAAAGATACGAACTTCAAGAATCTCAATTCACTCCAAGGAAAATCTACGACGGTATTACAAACAGAATCGAAGAAAGGGGTAACAATCCAGAAGATATAATTGGTTACGAAACACCTTTCTCGGAATTCAACATGGATTATGGTGGGTTAAGAACGGGTACTGCTACACTTTTCGTTGGCAGAGGTGGCATAGGTAAGAGTAGTACAGTTCATCAAATCTGCTATCATATAGCAAAAAAGAACAAAATCCCAGTTCTGATTGTTGATACGGAAATGGAATATGAGCTTGTTTCTGATAGGGTGTTCTCATCCCAAAATCAAGTTCCAATTCATGCTGTAGAGTCTGGCAAGTGGAGGAATAATAAAGATATCGCTAAGAAAGTAAGATCCGCTTTAGACGATATAGATGAAGAGTTTGAGTATTATCACGTTTATGTTGGCGATCAAACCCTACAAGAATCTATGCAAATCATAGAAACTTGGTATTACAAACACGTAGGGAGAGGTAACCCATGCGTTGTTGGCTATGACTACCTAAACTGTAATGCTGAAGACATAAAACATGGTTGGGGAGAAAGACAAGTCCTTGGTGATAAATTTAAAAAATTAAGGCACTGCTGTGTAAAAATTAACGCTCTCTTAATCACTGCGGCTCAAGCAAACAGAAGCGCCGAATCCAGAAACCGAAGAGCGGATCAAGTATCTGACGATACAACTGTTATTGGCGATTCTGATAAGCTTCAAAGATTTGCTGAAACGGTTTTATATATCCGCCCAAAAACCCCAGATGAGCTAGCCTTAGACGAAGGAATGGATCTTGAAGAAGCTGAAGATGCTATAGAAGATAGAGATTTCGAGGATTTAAGATTCGGGACGCACAAAATGTTCGTATTGAAAGGCCGAAATCAAGGCGAAAGAGCTATGGGTCATAACAACACCCTACGAAGAAGAATGCCAAATGGAATCTTTCAAAATGAAATGCACTACTATAACATATCATTTGATAACTTCTTCCTTACCGAGCGAGGTTCTTTGAGAGATGTTATAAACTTCAGAGAAGATAGATTCATATTAGATGATGCTCACCCCAATGAAGAAGACTCTGAAGAATTGCTGTAGCAATGGACATCAAAGACATATTAAAAGGCATAGGTTATGCCAATATAAAACAATACGGCGACTATCTACGAATGTCGCCAATATACAGACACTCAGATAGCGCTTGTTTGAGCGTACATAAAAAAAGCGGTCATTTCGTAGACTTCGCTAGGAGTGATGAAATGAGAGGTGACTTCAACGAGTTGATAAGATTATCACTCAAGCTTAAATCTAAAAACCAAGCTAAGGAATGGTTAAAAGATAAAAATATAAAGTTTGAAGAATATGATTTTCAATATGATTCGAACGACCCTTTAATATTTAATAAAAAATTTAGTAAAGATAATTTAAAATATTTAATCGATGATCACTCTTATTGGTTAGAGAGAAACGTCTCTTTAGAAACCGTAAAATTATTTAAAGGTGGTCTAGACAATGGAGTAGAAGGAGGTAAATTCTACAACAGATATGTTTTCCCAATTTTTCACGAAAAGGGCTTCATATCTGGCTTTACAGGCAGGGATGTATCAAACAATCCAAAGACTGTAAAATGGAAACATATTGGTCAAACAAGTAGCTGGGTTTACCCTAGCTTCTTAAACGGCGATTCAATAGTCGAATCCAAGGAAGTTATAATTCTTGAAAGTATAGGAGATATGCTCGCACTTTACGACTGCGGCATAAAAAATACAGTAGTAGTTTTCGGAGTCTCTTTATCAACTAGTATTATAACTTACTTGTTAAGGCATAGGCTAGATAATATCGTAATAGCCCTTAATAATGACAGCGAAAATAATAACGTGGGTAATAAGGCGGCTGTTAAATTTAAAAATCAACTATCTAAACATATAAATCACAATAAAATAAATATTAACTTACCATCCTCTAAAAAAGACTTTGGGGAGATGAGTAAGAGCGAAATATTTAATTGGAGGAATAATGTCTCAAAAAATACTATCGGCGTCTAGGATTAAAACATTTGAGTCATGCTCTTGGAAGTATCACTGTAACTATGTTTTAAAAATACCATCAGAATCCAACGATGGAGCAAGAAGAGGAAACGTATGTCATGCAGTATTAGAATACTTGCTCGGTAAAAACAGAATAGAATACGTAAACAGAATAACTGAAGCTGGAAATATAGAAGCTGTAGAATCGGTAGCAAGACTAGTTAAGAAGCTTCTTGTTAAAGAAGGAGCCGATGTAAAGGAAAATTATAAAACATGCAATAAATTTATTGTTACTGGATTAAATCAAGACTTTTTTGGGGAAGGCGGCATAGCACAAGAGCCAGAAATCGAATTCTTAATAAAGGGCAAGAATCCAGAATATCA